TTCCATAACACGTGCAGGTGGTGGTGGTGCTGCTTCTAACTTTACTGGTGGTACTGGCGGCACTGGTGGTGGTGGTGCTGGTGGTAGTTTTGGTGCTGGTACGGCTGGAACTGCTAATACTGGCGGCGGTGGTGGCGGTTCTACTTCTAGTTCAGGTGGCGATGGTGGTTCTGGTGTTGTTATTCTTAGATACTCAGATGATTTTAAAATTTCTATAGGAGATGGGTTAACTAGTTCAACTTCCCTACCAATGATTCCTGGGAATATTAAAGTAACAACATTTACTGCAGGTACAGGTAACATTCAATTTTATTAATATAAATCAATAGTAGACACACTTTTAATTAATTTAGTCCCGTTTGAGCATAATATAAATGATCATATAGATAAAATATCAAAAGTTTAAACCTTAAAACCATAAAAAATAACCCCTACCATAAAGGTAAGGGTATTTTTTTTATAACAAAATGTTATTTAGGAAACTTTTTCATCCATTCTTTTGTCTTTGGAGTAATGCCCTTCCAAGAAGACCAGTCGTCCCCACCATTAGACATATAGTATGCAATCTCCGCATTTTTGACGGGATTAAATAGTTCAGCGTTAGAATCAAGATCAAATTTATCTCTACGATCTGGACCCAATGTATCAATCATATTAATTTGGAACATTCCATATGAGGAGTCCCCAGTCTTATGGTTTCCATTAAATGCTAAGGGACGACCATTAGATTCTTTCTTAGCAATAGCCCAGGCTACTACTAAGTCGTTGCCTTTAAATCCCACCAAAGAAAGCAACTTCTTTAATTCAATATCCGTAAGGTTTGTTTCATTTTCATAACGTTCTAACATTTTTGCTTTAGAAACAACAAAAGCCACCTTGTGGGTGGCATCAGGGTTTTCAGCCTGTTTAATTAGTAAATTGTTTTCAGTAGTTGATGCATTGGCAAAGTTGCTAAATGGTGCTACAACTCCAACCATTGCTAGGATTCCAATCCAAGCCTTTTTATCTCTTCTCATAATAATAACCTCCTAGAGAGTAAAATTGCTACCTGTTGGTAGCATATATTAATTATAACATGAATTTGCCATCAAAGTCAAACTTTAGGTAACATTTTAGTAAACTTTTAATTTCTACGTGGGAAAGTGGTATAATAATAAGTATTATGGCTACTGGTGTAACTACAACTTATAATTTTCCTTATCCCGTTTTAACTGACCCTGTAAATGTACATGAAGATATTCAGTCATTAGCAGAACGTATAGAAAATGTTTTAAATGCTGATATTCCAATCTCAACTGGCATTTCAGGACTAGGTACTGGTGTTGCTACAGCCTTGGGCGTTAACGTTGGTACTGCGGGTGCTCCCGTAGTTAACGGTGGGGCACTTGGTACACCATCTAGTGGTACATTAACTAGTGCAACTGGCTTACCTATTGCTGGCTTAACTGCTTCAACTACGACAGCCCTTGGTGTTGGAAGTGTTGAGTTAGGTCACGCAACTGACACCACTATTGCTAGAGTTTCTGCTGGTGTTGTGTCTATTGAAGGAAACAATATACTTGTATCAGGTGGTGCACTTGGAACTCCAGCCTCTGGAACACTTACAAATGCTACAGGATTACCAGTAAGCGGTATTACTGCATCAACTTCTGCAGCAATTGGAGTAGGTAGTATTGAATTAGGTCATGCTACTGATACAACTATTGCTAGAGTTTCTGCTGGTGTTGTGTCTATTGAAGGTGTTAATATTCAAACAGGTACTGCTTGGGCAAACTACACTCCAACTTGGACAAACTTTACCGTTGGAAATGGCAGCGTAACTTCGCGTTATGCACAAATTGGTAAAGTTGTATTTGTGAACATTATAGTTACTCTTGGTTCGACTTCTTCAGTAACAGGAATCATTTACGCATCTCTGCCCGTAACAGGAGCCAATACATCTAACATTGGCAATTACGCGGCTGGCATCTATGATGCATCGCCGTCCACCATCTTTTTGGGAAGTGCGTTCTTTAACTCAACAACACAGGTGGGCTTGAAGGCTCAAAACTCTGCTGGAACTTATGTAACTTCAGCATATTCAAACTCAACTACTCCGATGACTTGGACTACAAACGATGCTTTCCAATTCAACTTTAACTATGAGGCGGCATAATGACACTTGAAGAACTAATTGCCCAATGCAAGGCAGAGCATCCAGTAATGACTGCAACAATAAACGGTGAGGAATATCAACTGTCACCTGAAGAGTATGAAGAAGCAGCCCTGAATTGGGCTACAATGCGCCTTGAACAAATAGCAGCCGAACAACAGTAGTGGACACACTCTTAACTGAGTTAGTACCGCTTGCGCGGGATATAGATGATGCCATAGATAAAACAGAATAATAATTATACTAAGGAGATATGATGGCAAGACAACTTTGGGAGGGTATTGAAAAATGAACTTACTTAATGGTATAATTTAACAATGGCTACATATAGAAACCCCAATGAGACTTCATTAGATCCTCAACCAACTGCTCCTGCAACATACAGTATTGGAAATATACCTCCACTTGTTAACTGGACCTGTGTTGTTGGCGATAGTGCTTCTTTTAGAATTTATGTTGAAGATGATGAAGGAGAGGAGTTAGACTATGATACAACCTCTACTGGAGATATAACTGGTTGGGACATTAAGGGAGAGTTTAGACGATACTCTGACAACGTTGGAGACGATATACTTTTTACAATTTACCCAGACCAAACAGAATTTGATGGTCCTGGAGAGTTTACAGTTACGCTATCCCCTTCACAGTCTAAAGTTTTAAGAACAGGTGATGTCTTTGATATTCAATTAAGAGATGATGTTCTTTCTCGTGTTTGGACGGTTTGTCAGGGCGAGATGATTATGATTGGTGAAGTTACAGAACAAGACGAAGTAAGTTAATTATGGCAACAACCAATATAACTGATATTGGCAGAAGCCAAACTGTATCTGACATAAAACCAACAATAACAGCAGCAGCAATACCCACGCACTCTTCATTAATTTCAAATATTGGTTTAATAATTACAGCGGCAACAATTGCAATATTGCCAACAGTTCAAAACATATCACTAGGATCTGTTGAAACTTTAACAACTGCAGACTATCCAGCAACAATTACGGCAACATCAATATTGCCATTTATGGTAAGTATAACTAATATTGGTATTCAGGGATATAGTCCTTCAAATCCCCCAGGAATTGGAATACAATTAATTGGTTTATCTAACTATATACTTTAATGTTATGATATAATCAACGATATGGCCATTATATCAATAAATACCCTAAAAGCACTTTTTCAGACAGGGGATAGGCCATCTCAACAAGACTATGAAGACTTAATTGATACAACGGCATTCAGTGCAGATTCTTTAGGTGCGGATGGAAATAACTCATCTACTATTAATGGCATAGAAAATATAACCACATTTGACACAATTGATACATCGGTGTTTAGAACAGTTAAATATTTGATTCAAATGTCAAAAACCTCAACTGAAAAGTTTAAAAGCACAGAGTTAGTCGTAGTTTTTGATGGAACGGATACCAATATCACAGAATTTGGAACGGTATCCAATAGTGAGTCAGAAATAGGTATCATAACAGCATCACTAAACTCTGGTATAATCAGTATGAGAGTTACACCACAAATCAGTCCTATAACTGTCAGATTTTATAGGACTGGCTTAAAAGCCTAGCATAAAAGGAGAAAAGACTATGGCAACAGTGAATAAAGATTTTCGGATTAAGCATGGCTTAGTAGTTGAAGGCAGTACTGCTACTGTTAATGACTCAAATATTCTTACAGAAGCCAAAGTAGATGCAAAAGGTGATTTGCTTGTAGGTAGCGCAGATAACACAGTTGTCAGATTAGCAGTAGGAACAAATACATATGTTCTTACAGCAGATTCAGGAGAAGCAGCAGGAGTAAAATGGTCGCCAGCACCAGTTGCTGGTTCATTTGAAACTTCAATTATATTTGAAGGTGCAACTGCAGACGCTTTTGAAACAACACTTACAGTAACAGATCCAACAGCAGATCGTACAATTACATTCCCAGATGCAACAGGAACTGTAGTTCTTAAAGATACAACTGACACACTTACAAACAAATCTATTTCATTAACAACAAACACAGTTTCAGGAACACTTGCTGAATTTAATACAGCATTATCAGGTGATGATTTTGTTTCACTTACAGGTACAGAAACTCTTACAAACAAAACTCTTACATCTCCAACTTTTACTTCTCCAGCACTTGGAACACCAGCCTCTGGAACACTTACCAATGCTACTGGATTACCAGTTAGCGGAATTACTTCATCAACAACTACAGCACTAGGCCTTGGAAGTATTCAATTAGGTCATGCATCAGATACAACTATTGCTAGATCTGGTGCTGGTGTTGTAACTATTGAAGGTGTTGAAGTTACTACAAATAGTGCAACACAAACTCTTACAAATAAGACACTTACAAGCCCAACAGTTTCAGGACTTTATCTTTCAGATGGTTCAATTGTTCTTGAAGGTGCAACTGCAGATGGATCTGAGACAACACTTACAGTAACAGATCCAACAGCAGATCGTACTATTACTTTCCCAGATGCTACAGGTACTGTTGCTCTTACAAATAACAAGTTAAGTGCTTTTGCAGCAACCTCTTCAGCAGAACTTGCTGGAGTACTATCAGATGAGACTGGTTCTGGAGCACTTGTTTTTGCTAATACCCCAACACTTGTAACACCAGATATTGGTGCTGCTACTGGTACATCTTTGACTCTTTCAGGGGACTTAACAGTTAATGGTACAACAACTACAATTAACTCAACAGAAATCACAGTTGATGATAAGAACATTACACTTGGTTCAGTAGCAACCCCAACAGATGCAGGTGCTGATGGTGGTGGTATTACTCTTAAGGGTGCTACAGATAAGACTATTAACTGGGTAGATGCAACCGATGCATGGACATTCTCTGATCATATTAACCTTGCTTCTGGTAAGGCTTTTTATCTAAACGGTACCTTAGAGACAGCAGCAACACAGACTCTAACAAACAAGACAATTAATGGTGCAAGTAATACACTTACAGTAAGAATTGGAAACGATGTTTCTGGTCTTGGAACTGGTGTAGCAACATTCCTTGCAACACCATCTAGTTCTAACTTAATTTCAGCAATTACAGATGAAACTGGAACTGGCGCATTAGTATTTGCTACTAGTCCAACTCTTGTAACTCCTGCTCTTGGAACTCCAGCATCAGGTGTTATGACAAATGTAACTGGTCTTCCAATCTCAACTGGTGTATCTGGTCTTGGAACTGGAGTAGCAACATTCTTAGCCACTCCTTCTTCTGCAAACCTTGCATCAGCATTAACTGATGAATCAGGAAGTTCAACAGTAGCATTTACTACTAGCCCAACTTTTGTTACACCAACTCTTGGTGTAGCAGCAGCAACAAGCGTTACTTTTGCAGATGTCCTTGTTGGTTCTGCCCTAGCAACTGCTGGAACTTCAGCAACTACAATTGATACATGGTCAGCAACTACTTATTCATCTGCTAAATATATTGTACAAATGAAAAAAGGTACTGATATTGAGGTAATTGAACTACTTGTTACAGTTGATGGATCAAACAATGTTTATTTAACAGAATATGCAGATGTAATAAGCAATGCTCAACTAGGAACTACTAATGCTATTTACAGTGCTGGAGACGTTCTTCTTCAAGTAACTGCTGCAGCAGCAAGTACTGATGTAAAGGTATACAAGACGCTGATCGAAGCATAATCTTGATATACCCGAGGGGATAGGGAACTTCGGTGGCAACAACTAATAAAGATTTTATAGTCAAAAATGGACTAGTAGTAGAAGGTGCAACTGCCACCGTTAATAGTTCAAACGTTGTCACTGAAAGTTCTACATCTACTTTAACTAATAAAACTTTAACAAGTCCTACTTTAGTAACTCCCGTTCTTGGTGTTGCTACTGGAACTTCATTTAACTCTATTACTGGACTCAGTTCAACAACTCCAGCAGCCCTTGGAACTGCAGCAGTTGGGACGGGAGTTACAGTTGCTAGAGCAGACCACGTTCACGCAAATACAGGATTAGGTGTAGCAACAGGTACTTCTTTTAACAGTATTACAGGTTTGAGTTCAACAACACCTTTAGTAGACGGGACTGCAGCAGTTGGAACAGGAACTACTGCAGCACGAGGAGATCACGTACACCCAACAGATACTTCAAGGGCTGCAACTGCTGGTGCTACTTTTACTGGTCAAGTTCAATCAACGCTTGCTAATAACACAGCAGATGCTGGTGGTCAAATTTACCTTAATGGCACTACTGGTAATAGAATTGATTTTAACACAAATGGTAGCGCACCACCCGCATTTACTACTCGTTCAGCAGGAACTAAAATTGTTTTATATCCAGCAGTTGCTGCTGCTTCAGTTGACCATGCAATTGGTGTTGAGGGATTTACACATTGGGTATCTGTACCTACTTCAGCATCTCATTCATTTAAATGGTATGGCGGAACTACTTTATCTGCAACTTTAACTGGTGCAGGAGCGTTATCTACCACATCAACAATCTCCGCATCTGGCCTTGCTGGTTCACTATTAACGGCTACTACAGGTACGGCTTTGGCCGCTTCAGCCTCAGCAGGTACTGCAACTGTTCCTGCTAGGTCAGACCACGTTCACCCTACAACT